ATGAAGTCTACAAAACACGAGTACAACCGTAAAAAGCTCATCCAGCTGATCCATGTCGGTAAAAATAAAATATCGCTATCGGACGAACAGTACCGCAGTTTGCTTTTAGGCATTACCGAAAAAACGAGCTGTGCCGAAATGAATGGGGCGGAGCTATATTGTGTGTATCGAGCGATTAAAGATTTGGGATTTCAGCCGATGCGGAAAATGACCTTGAAAGCGAATGAACTCGGAAGAGCGACGCCGGAGCAGTTAAACTACATTAAAGCATTATGGGAATCAGCAGCACGGGTTAAAACGGAAGCGGCACTGCAGGCTTTTGTTAAAAGGATCACCGGGGTTCCTTTTTTGCGATGGCTTGATGTTTATTCGGCGCAAAAGGTTATTTTAGCGGTGCGGGATATGGCGGAAAAAGCGGGTGTTGATTCCGATGAATTTATCATAAAAAAATAAAGGCGAGGAGGAAAAATGGATAACTTAATGCAGGATATGTTTAGGGATGTAGTCGAACGAGGTGTAGATAGGACTCAGGCTCTAAAAGCGTTGAGAGCATTAAGTCGGTATTATGGCGGGCAGCAGTTATACATTCCACAAAAAAAGACTGCACTTGCAGAGGAAATAATCGGTATTATGAGCGATGCAATCGGCGGAGCTGATGCGGAAAAAATGTATGCGATAATTGCACAGCTTTACGGCGGCGTTCAATGGTATGTCCCGATTGAAAAAAATGCTTTCAGGGATTTTATCGCGTTGGAAATTTTGAGCGAGTACGACGGGAGCAGAGGCTCAATGCGGGAACTGTGTCAAAAGTACGGCATATCATTCACGCAAGTGTACCGGCTCTTTTATGAGGCACGGCAAAAAAAATTACAACAGGAACTCGAATTTCCGGAAGAATAGCGGTATTTTTTACTGCCGTTATAACACAAAGAGCGATGAAACCGTATAGACTATCAGTATATGAATACTGATAGTCTTTTTTTTTGCTTGAACGCCGAGGGCGGGAAAGTTCCAGATAAAATACAGCTTTTACCGCAAGGAGAATTTGTGGTTGGGCGTGACGGCAGACGGTGGACAAAGCGGGATACCGCTTTAATTGCCGCAGCTTCGAACGAATATTTACCGCAGCACATCGTTGACGAAAATCACGCAACTGATTTGAAAGCACCGCATGGAGAAGCCTCTCCGGCTATGGGCTGGTTTTCAAATATCAGGGCTGAAGAAAACGGCGAAGTCTGGGCTGATGTAGCGTGGACTGCACGCGGCAAAGAAGCCTTATTAAGTCAAGAATATCGGTATATATCGCCTGTTTTTGAAATGGACAAGACGGGTGAAATTACCAAGATTTTACGGGCGGCGCTTACCAATTCACCAAATCTTGAGCTTCCTGCATTAAACAGTAAACAACCTGAGCCGGCAGGTAATCCGGCAGAGGATAATAGTATGAATAAGACATTTGTGCGGCTTTGGGGCTTTCTGAAACCGCAAGTGAAAATGAAGCCCTTGCCGCGATTGCTGCGTTGAAGACGCAGGCAAACAGTGCAAAGTCGGTAGACCTTGCATCTTATGCACCGCGGGCGGATTTGGCTCAAATGGAGCAGCGTGCGACCTCAGCGGAAAAAGCGCTTGCTGAACTCAATGCCGCACAGTTGAAAGAAAAAGCGGTTGCAGCCGTTGAAAAAGCCGTTACCGATCGCAAGATAGCGCCTGCAAGCAAGGATGAATATATCGCAATGTGTTCATCGGAAGAAGGGCTTGATCGGTTTAAGCGGATTATGGCGGCGAGTCCTGAAATTATTTCGAACGCCGCTTCGGGGGCTGAAGGAGAGCCACCTCAAGCTAAAATGGTGGAACTCAATACGGAAGAAGAGTCCATTTGTAAAGCAATGGGCTACACAAAAGACGAGTGGCTTAAACTCAAAGGAAGCGAAGGAGACAAGTAGGCTATGATTATCAAAGATAGTACATTACAGGCTTTACGCACGATGGTGCGTGCAGAGTTTCAACAGGCGTTTGATGCAGCCGTTGCACGGGACGATTACAAAGAGCTGGTTACGATTATAACCAGCAACACGAAGTCAAACTCGTATGCGTGGCTCGGAAATTTTCCGCAAATGCGGGAATGGATCGGAGACCGTGTTATCAACGATATGAAAGAAAGCTCGTACACCATCGAAAACAAAAAGTACGAAGCAACACTCGGCGTTGATCGCACCGACATTGAAGATGACAATCTCGGTCAGTACCGTGTCTTAGCCCAAACTCAAGGACAGGAAACGGTCGACTTTTTTTGGCGGCAAATTGCAAAGCTCATTGTAGGCGGGTTTACCTCACTTTGCTATGACGGGCAAAACTTTTTTGACACCGACCATCCGGTGTATGAAAAACCGGACGGAACCGGAACAAACAAGGCAACATCGAATGTGCTTGGAACAGGAAGCGGTGCTCCGTGGTTTTTGCTTGACTTAAACCGACCGCTTAAACCGTTTATCATGCAGGAACGGATGAAGCCTGAATACGATGAAATCAAGGATGTGCAAAACGACACGGTATTTATGAAAGATAAATACCTTTATGGTATTCGGTATCGCGGAAACTGGGGGTATGGACTTTGGCAACAGGCGGTGGCGTCAAAAGAAGAGTTGACGGCTGCCAATTTTGAAAAAGCATACGGTATGATGGAATCATTAAAGCGTGACGGCGGTGATCCGCTCGGATTGAAGCCGACGCATTTGATTGTGGATGTTTCAAACAGGGCAGCCGCTGAAACGATTTTGCTGAAACAAAATTTAGCGGGCGGGGAATCGAACACGAATTATAATCGCGTGAGGCTCGTGGTGTGCCGCTGGTTGTAAGGGGGCGTTCTATGGCAGAAAAAACAAAAGAGCAATTACAAATTGAAGCCGAAAAGGCGAAGCAAAAAGCTGATGCAGGGGAAGCGGCATTAAAAGAAGCAAAAGATGAAAGCAGTAAAACGCGAAATCCAGAAACCGGTAAAAAAAAGGTGCGGCTTCGGGTGCGAAGCACGACTGGATATCCGCAGTATTACCGTGCCGGTCTTTGCTTTAAAAAAGTTGACACCGAGTATGAAGTGCCGGAAGATGTTGCAAAAATTTTGAAAGCGGACTGCTGGCTCATTGTTGAGGAAGTAAAATGAAAAATCTTTTAACGGCTGCGGAATTTAAAAAGCGGGTTCAGGCAAACAGCCTGCCGCTGAGCGATGACGGCTCACTCGATATTGAGCGGGTTGAGCTTGCACTGGCTGACGCAACGGGCATTATTGTTGCGCAGCTTCCGTGGCTTTTAAAAGATGAGAAAATCATTGATCCGGTTCCGGTACAGTTTGATGCCGCATTGAAAGGAATTTGTGCGGACATTGCAGCTCATCGGCTGACCGATATGGTGAGCTCCAGTGAGGATAGCCGGAACTGGTATACTGACAGCATAAAGCTTTTGGAAAAGATAGACCGCGAGTATCAAGGCGGATTATCGGGTCCGAATATACAAGTTTCTTCTATTGTAAAAGGCGATGACGGCGATGTGGACTTTCGGTTTTGGAAAAAAGGGCAGGTGTTATGAGCAGCGCAGTTGTAGAAATCGATGTCAACGAAGTTAAAAAATTAACGGACTTGTTAAACGGCAAAGCGCTTTCATCAGCAGACCGTAGGAACCTTTTACAGAGTTTAGGACTTGAAATGGTTGAGCAATCTCGGAGCCGTATTCTTAAAACACAAAAATCGCCTGACGGGAAACCGTGGGCTGATTTTGCAGACTCGACTTTACGGTACTTGGAAAAACAGGGACGTGCAGGCAGTGTATCTCTTTTAAATAGAAAGGGATATTTACACCGATCGATTACCAGTGAAGTAAAAAACGACTGGGCGGTTTTGGTGGGAGCATGTATGGAATATGCAGCGGTTCATCAGTTTGGTTATTCCGATAAAAATATTCCGGCACGTCCGTACCTTGGTGTAAGCAGCGACGATGTTGCAGACTTGACCGAACTTACGGAAATATGGCTTGAGGGGCATCTACAATGAATGTGACTTATTTGGATATTCGAAATGATGTGGTCAAGCAACTGCAAGAGGCGTTTCAAAACTACAAACGACTTACGGTTACATCTCATCCCGGCAGATTTGATGAGGCGGAAATAAGGCGGCTTATGCAAACGACACCGGCGATTTTAACTTCGCTTGTTGGCATACAAGATAGCGAGCTTGAAGATGAAAGTTACATTGACTTTGTTAGCTGGGTATTGTACCGAGCAGACAACAAAGACCGCTTGTATGACGGAGCGTTACAGCTTGTGTCTGCGCTTGTGGGTGCGATTAAAAATTTGAATATCTCGGTTGCATTCGGTGGCGGGAAAAAGATACGCGGTGAATGCCTTTATACCGGCTCACTTGATAAAATCAATGCAACTTTGTGGGCGGTAAGTTGGCGGCTGCATGCACGGGCGGTGAATGACAGCGGGAACATTGTGCTGCCGGACGATTTAGACCGGTTCAAAGGTTATGACAGCGATTTACTCGTCGGTGAGCAAATCGCATCGGATATAGTTAATTTAGATTGATAAGGAGTCAATATGGCTATAGCGTTTACACAAATTCCGGCAAATCTTTTGGTGCCGGGACAGTATCAGGAAATCGATAACAGTCTCGCCGGAGAAAGCGGCGAGATTAAAAGGGTTTTGATTGTTGGCTTAAAATCAAACACGGGCAAGGCACAGGCAGGAGTTCCGGTCAGTGTTTTAAGTCCGTCGGTGGCAGGAGACCTTTTCGGATTTGGAAGTCCCGCTTCGATTATGGCTGAAACTTTTTTGAAACATAATAAGGTTGAAAGTTTATCCGTTTTGCCGATTGCAGAACCGGAGGCGGGGACGGCATGGAAGCAAACCTTTACGATTGCAGCTTCTTCGGTTGCTGCCGGCAGTATCGAAATTTGTATTAACGGGCGGACGGTATTTGCAAAGGTTGATGAAGGAAGCAGCGCGGACAAAATAACGGCGGGTATTGTTGCCGCTTTTAACGGGCTTCTTAATAATCCGGTTGAAGCAAAGGTTGACGGCTCCACGCCGAATAAAGTGATTGTTTCTTCGGTGGTAAAAGGTGCAGGAGGAAATAAAAACACGGTTGAAATAACGGCACACGCATTGAGCGTAACCGTTACGGCGGGAGCTACGGAACAAGGCACCGGAAGCGCCGACTTGACGGCGTTGCCGGAGATGCTCGGAAGTAAACGCTGGAACTACATCGTTTTTGATTTTGATGATGCGGAAAGTATAAAACTGCTTGCAGCGGAACTTGAAAGCCGATATTCAGCGACACGGCAGATCGGCGGGAGGGCTTTTATCACCTTATCCGGAACGACTGAAAGCGTTATCTCGCAGGCGGAGAAAATAAATTCACCGCATATCTGTCTTATTCCAAAAGGTGCCGATAAGGCGCTTCCTTGCCTGTGGTCAGCGAGCTTTGCCGCTGCAGCTTGCAGGGTATTAGCGGATGATCCGAGTGCGAATACTTATGATGTACAGGTTACGGACTTAGCGGCTCCTTTTGACTACGATTTTGACACGCGGCAAAAACTCCTTGAAGCGGGTGTTGCAACTTGGCGGCTTGATCCTGCAGGGACGGTTCTCATTGAACGGCTTGTTACCAGCTACACGGAAAATGCGGACGGCGGACGGGACACAAGCTATCTTGATATTCAGGTTGTTGAAACGGTGGACGCGGTACGCACTTACATCAATGCGGAAGCGAAAAAGCGGTTTAAAAAGTGGAAGCTCGCAAGCACGGATGAAAACTTCGGAGCCGGTGCAAAGGTGATGACACCCGGTATTTGGCGGAGCTTTTTAGCTGACCTTTATCAGACGGTTTTTATTCAAGGAAAAAACTGGTGTCAAGATTTTGAAAGTTATAAGGCATCAATTTTTGTTGAGGTAAAAGCCGGAAGTAAAACACGGCTTGAGTACAGTCACCGACCGGTTTTAATCGGGCAGTTCTTAATCGGTGCAGGCTTAAATCAATTTAAGTAGAAAACGGAGGAAATATGCAGTTATTAAAAGTATCACGGGTTATATCGACCAGTTTGGGAGAGCTTCCATTAAAAGAAGGAGGTGCGACTTTTAAGCCGTCAAGTTTTAAGCGAGAAACGCAAGTCGGGGAAGTGCATGAAAATACCGGCTATGTGGAAACGCCGACGGCGGCTGAATTGAGTTTGACCTTGAATGCGGCGTTAGACCCGCAGGATTTTGCGAATGTGTCAAACGATACGCTTACGATTTTTTTATCCGGCGGCAGTCAGCACATGATGCCGGGAGCATGGGTGACGGAAGCGGTGGAACTTTCAAAAGGAGAACTGAAAGTTACTTACAATTCGGCAAAAAGTCAAAAGCTTGTATAAGGGGAAATTATGGAAGATATACATTTAACCTATCCGGTAACGGTCGGCGAGCGAACGGTTACGGACTTGCATTTTAATGATCCGCAGTTGATGCACATGATGCGAACTGACGGGCATAATATCAATGACATCGGAGCCGATGTCGAGTTGGTATCTGCTTTAACAGGGGAGCCGGTCGAAATTGTTAAAAGAATTCATATTGAAGACTGGGCACCGATACGGGTTCAACTGCAAAAAATTTATGCCGTATTTTTCGGCTTAAAAAAAACACTCGCTGATGATGATAGCGAAAACCCTACGATAGCGGCGAAGGACTCAGTGCCGCAGAAGTAAGCGATTTTTTATTTGAGATGGTAACGGAACTGATGTGTTTGATGCCGTCTCTGCCTTACGATGTTATTATGCACTTTAATTGGAGTCAATTAAAAAAATGGCATAGTGCCGCGGTAAAAAATTACAACACAATGAACGGAGTACAGTAAATGGCAGACATCAAAGTCGGAGCGCTGCTTTCATTAAAAGATAATTTTTCCAAAGAAATTAAAAGTGCCGGAGCATGCACACAAAACTTTGCATCAACGGCGATGTCTGCGGTATCAAAAGTCGATAAAGCCTTTTCAGGTTTTAAAACAAAGTTGGGTGCTTTGGGGGTATCGTTATCACTGGGAGCGGCTGGAAATCAAATCATTGATATTGACGCTCAGCTGACGCGTATGGGAATGACTGCCGATGCTTCCGCAGAACAAGTCAATCGGTTAAAACAAAAAATCTTTGAAGCGGCTCAAGATCCGAATATCAAAATGGATCCGTCTCAAATTATTGAAGCGCTCGATGTGGTAATGACAAAAACCGGCGACTTGCAATATGTAGAAGACAATATTAAAAACATTGCCGTGGCATTGCAGGCTTCCGGTGCTGCCGGTGTGGAAATAGGCGATGTATTTTCCGAATTTCAAAAAAAAGCTTTTAAGGCAAGTGAAATTTCAAACCTCATGGATGACTTGGTAAAACAGGGAGACCAAGGCGAATATACATTTGCGAAGTTTGCAAAAACGGGGAAGGCGGTTTTGTCTTCATATTCTACGATAGGAAATAGCGTTGAAGATGTAAAAAAATTAAATGCAGTTATGCAAGTGCTTGTTGCAGATACGAAAAACGAAGAGCTCGCCGCAACTGCTTTGGATTCGGTAATTGCAGAACTTTCCGATCCGAAAAAGCAAGAGAAATTAGGGCTTATCGGTGTTTCAGTCCGTGATAGCGAAGGAAATTTTCGCGATCTTGCTGACATTATGGCAGATGTTTTAGCGGTAGCGGAAAAAGAAGGAAATATTGATTTTCTCGGCGAAGTCTTCGGTGTGACTTCAATGAAAGCCGTGCGTGCGTTTCAAAACTACGGCAAAAATTATAAAAAGCTGACGGAAGACTTAGGCGATACGACCGGTGCTCTTGAAGCAAAATCAGCCCGTATGGCTGGAACGATGAAAGCGAATTTGCAAAACTTGCAAACTTCATTTTTAAAATTTGCCGACACGAACTTAGCAAAGCCGTTAGAGAACTTGAATAATTTACTGAGTTATTTGTCGGAAAAACCGGAGCGAATGACAAGCGTTTTTAACGCAATTAAAAAGGGCGTTTTAAGTATTGTTGCAATTAAGGGTGTTGCAAAAGTTGCAAATCTTGTCGGAAGCATTTCAAGCGGATTAAAAAATTTCCAAGCCGGTAAAATGGAAATAGGTTTTGGTGGCGGTGCTGCAAACGGCATGCCGGTTTTCGTTACCAATATGGGACAAGGCGGTATGGGAGCAGCAGGCGGTTTTGATATGAAAAAAATTGCAAGCGGCGGAGCTAAACAAACACTTGGCGGCATAATGGAGGCAAATTCAAAAACATTTAAAAGCGGTGCTATTCAAGCAGGTGCATTAATGGTTATAACGACAGCTGTTTCTAAAACATTAGGAGCAGCAGATGCGATCCGCGATATAAATGCAAATAAAAATTTGACGGATAACGAAAAATCAAAAGCAAAAGGCGGAGCGGTTGGCGACGCTGTTGGGACGGTTATCGGAACCGGAGCCGGTGTTGCAGCAGGAGCTTGGGCAGCCGGTGCTGCCGGAGCAAAGCTGGGTGCTATGCTTGGAACTGTGATTGCACCGGGTATCGGTACAGCAATCGGTGGTGTTCTTGGAATGGCGGGTGGTGCTATCGGAGGTTTTTTTGCAGGGAAAGCAGGTAAATGGATTGGGGAAAAGGTCGGCGGTTTATTTGGAAAAAAAGACAAGGTTATTCCTAATTCAACTGCGGTTAAAGAGGAGTTTGACCAAGTAAAAAAATTACAAGCCGGTCCGCAAACGGCAAAACTTGAAGGGCAAGCGGGCATTGATTTTAACATGCACCTTTACGATGAGCGGACGGAAATAACTTCGACGGTCCGGCATAATACGGCGCCGTTTGCATTTAACACCGGACGGGTTGTTGAAGCGAGAGGAGCATTTTAAAAATATGGAAAAATGGAAACCTGATTTACCGTCGCCTGCGAGTGAAAATTGGCGCATGGCATACGGTGCCGTACCCGATACAAAAAATAAATACGTCTATAACCGAAGTGAAACGCCTGCAATAACGAGTTATCAAGCTCCGCAAAAAGAGCCGGTGCCGTTTGTTTATGACAGTATAAAATTATCAGGCGGTTTGAGTGTCGACACGGCGGAATATCCTTTTTTCGGGTTGTGGTCATCAACGCCTTTGAATGAAAAACCGCAAGGCATTACCGTATCCGGATTTTTACGCGGCAACGAGTATATCAAAATCCGCAATGCTTTAGTTGAAGCGCTGCGGGTGATAACGACCGATGACGAACCCGGCTTTTTAACGCTACCGCTTTGGGGACGCTTTCCGGTTATTGTAACGGAATGGGATATTGAAGAAAGTGCAAAAGAGTTGGGACAATGTAAGATAAGCATCACTTTTACGCTGGCAGGCTGTCCCGTTGAAAAACGCTGGACACTTGAAGGTGAGTTCGGAAAAACAATTCCCGAAGCTGCCGAAGCGGTCAAGGATGCAGCCTGTGTCGTTTATGACAAAAAGCTGAAAGGAAATCTTAACATTGAAAGTTTAATTGCATCGTTTCCGCTTTTACAAAAATCGATTATAGATATAACCGGCAGAATACAGGGGGCAAAAAGCATGCTGAACGCTATTACAAACAGTGCCACACAAATGAGTAACTTGCTGGCTCAAGGAATCCGCTCGCCGAAGATATTGGCATTGGCTTTGTTTGCTGCGATCGGAAAGATGACTGCGAGCCTTGCTTCGATAAAAAACGCAAAAGAAGAAACGATCGCTTTTTTCCGCATACGAAACAATGAAAAAAATGCGGCATTTTGTTTTTTAGCGAATAATAGTTACACGCTGCCGATTAATGCAATTACGATAAAACAGGTTGCGACAAAAACAGCTACGGAGCAGCTGTATAAAACGGCGTCGCTGTATGCGGCAGCTTCTCTTTTACCGGCAATAGAAAACGCAACATATAACACGATGAAAAACATGTTTCTTTTGTACGACCGACTTGAAAAAGCAATCGACCTCAATGAGCCGGAACTTTATTTTGCCGTAAGTGAATTGCGTTCGTCGGTTTCAAGAGCGTTAGCTCAAAAAGAATTAAGTCAAGAACTTTCGGTACATTTAAACGCTGCAGTGCCGCTCTTGCCGCTTGCGCAGTATCTGGGAAGTGAGGAGCAGGTGCTGCGGGAACTGAACCGCATTGAAGATAGTTTTGTTATTCAAGGAGATATACGCTATGTCTAAAATTGTCATACGAGTTGCGTCTCCTGGAAGCGATGCTTTTCAGCCGCTGATATGGAATAATGTGCAGATTACAAAGTCGCTTGACGAAATATGCCACAGCCTCACGCTAGAGCTGCCGGTCAGTCAAAAAAAATTGCTGCATGTTCACGATAAAATTGAGGTACGTTTTTACAACAAATACATTACGCATAATGAAAGCAATAGCCTTCGGGTTACTACGGTTTTAATTGATGAGATAACCGACAATACCGATAGCGGTCGAAAATACATTAAGGTTTTAGCCCGCTCCCCTGCCCGCGATATTATTGACTCAACTTGGACGGGAGCCGCAAGCGGGGACTTACTTGCAGTCATTACCGCGATTGCAGATAAATTCGACATCACGGTTCATCATTTACCGCGGGGACAAAATAATACAGAAACAGTATCGTCTTTTGAATGGGATTGTGAATCGCCTTGGACAAAGCTCCTTAATGCCGCTGATAATCAAGGGTATGTTATCACATCCAATGAAGCGGGAGATTTGTATGTAACAAAATCAGGCAGAGACGCGAGTTATTGGCATTTTATCATCGAAGAAGGAATGAACATAAAATCCATTGAAACAACCGCTTCCGCAGCGGAGCAGTTTCATGAATATATTGTCGTTTCAAGTGGCGTACAAGGAAAAGCGGTTGACAGTCACTGCAAGAACAATCGAATATTGTCGCTCAACCTTTCTGATTTTAATCTTGATCAGGAAAAAGCAAACCGCAGGGCAATGATTGAATTATATCGACGCCGAAAAGTAACGACAAAGGTTACCGTTTCAGGTTGGGGCTTAACCGATGAGCAAATTAAAAGTTTTGACACGACTTATGAAAAAGAAATTTTCTTTAATCCGAATTTTTTAATACCGGTTTATTTACCGGTTGTCGGTCTGAATGGTACAATGATGATCAGCGAAGTTGAGTATCGTGCAGAACCGACAGGTTTTGATTGCACGATAAGTTTGGTTAATCCTGAAGTGTATATGGGCAAAGAAGGAACGGCGATTGCCGCTCAAAAAACAAAAAAGCAGAAAAAGAAATCTCGGCTTGAAGAAGTCGCTGAGCGGAATGGAATTAAATCGATGGAGGCACGATGATGAATGTAACGGAACTGTATGCAAAGATTCGGAATATTTTTAACATAGCTACTTTTAAAAAACGGGACAATAAAAAGATAAGCGTTGAAACCGATTTTTCACGGACGCTTGAAGCTGAGGAGTTTTTTCCGTATGGATTTTACGCAAAAGCAAAAGAAGGACGGGTTATCGTTTTAAGTCAGGGTGGAAATGCCGGCTCGTATATTTTACTTCCGGTTTCATCAACAGAGGGGGTGCCTGACATTAAGGACGGGGATGCGGTGCTTTGGAGTGAAGACGGCGGTACGGTTATCGTTAGAGCCGATAAGACGGTTGAACTCGACGGTACGGATTTTGGCGGGCTTATTAAAATAAATGAACTTAAAAAAGAACTTGAAAAAACAAACAGTTTTTTAAATGCATTTATCAATGTACTCAAAGCCCCCGTGCCGGAACCGGGAAACGGTGCTCCATCAGCGTTTCAAGCGACTTTAAATGGAGTACTCAGTGCTCTGCCACTTCCCGATTATTCACAGATAGAAAACACTAAGGTGCAGCATGGACAAGGCTAAAACGGTCGCGTTTGAAAACTGGACGGATATACGGGAATTGGTTGCAATGAGTATCGGCACGGACAAAGGACGCTGGTGGGCTGACCGGTCGTTCGGTTCTGATTTGTGGATATTAAAGCAATCGGGGAAAGTTGACGGTACGACGGCGGGCAAGGTGCGGGCGATGCTTTTAGAATGCACCGCATGGTTAAAAGCTGACGGAGTTGTCAAGGACATAACATGCTCGGCAGAGCGAACCGGGAAAAATGAAATTCGGTATGTATTAACGGTGTTAAAGCCTGACGGTCAGACACTTCAGATAAAGGATGTGTGGTATGGCGTTGAATAGAGAAAGTTTACCGGTATTATTCGACCGCGTATATGCGGCATATATGTCGCGACTGAAACCGCTTGATAAAACGGCACGGCATAACCTCATTCGCGTGATGTCGGAAGTTGAAGCCGGTATGTATCATCAGCTTTTAGGTGATTTATCGTTTTTAGCGGATCAGATTTTTCCCGATACGGCGACCGGAGATTATTTACGAATGCACTGGTCTGAGAAAGTTCCGCCGCTTTATGCGGTGGCGGCAGTCGGCAATGCTGAAGTAAACGGTGTTCCTGGAATTGCCGTTCCTGCAGGTTTGGTATATGTTTCAGAATCAGGCAAGCGGTATTTTACCGATAAAGCGTATAAAATCGATACAACGGGACGGGCTGTTATTTGGCTTCAGGCGGAAGAGGCGGGAGCCGCTTCAAACTTGGCGGAAGAACAAAAGCTTAAAATGTCATCGGCAATTCCGATAGGACTTTCAAGTGAGGTGGTTCTTGTTGATGGTGGGATCAAAGGCGGCGTCGATGCGGAAACGGATGAAGACTATCGTGCTCGCGTGCTAGTTGCATTACGAAATACTACCCGCTACGGCAAGATAGGCGACTTTGCAGCATGGGCAGTCGACTCTTCTGCCGATGTATCCAAAGCTTTTGAAATTAAAAACTTCGGCGTGTTCGGAGCCTTGCTGATACAGGTTATTTCCGGCAATCATTTTGACGGAGTTTTTCAAGTCGGAAACTTGGCGGTGGTTACGGCATATATAAATTCACTTGCTCCTCCGGTTCTTTTTACGGTACGGACGCCTGAATTAAAAGCAATCAATATGACCGTAACGCTTTTAGCAAGAGAAAACTCAACAAGCAATCAAGAGTTGGCACAAAACCGAATAAAATCATACTTGAATGCTTCAGCGCAACCGGGTATCCGCTACACGGAAGGGGCGTTCCGCGATGTCATTGTTGACGGATTACAGATCAGTTACGCTCAAGTAAAGTTTGACGATAAGCCGACCGGTGAATTTACAACAACAGTACTGGAATATCCGGTATTGGGGACGGTGCGTTTTGCAGTTAAATAATTTATGCCACACAAAAGCCGAGTATGTTTCGGCAATTAAAAAACTTTTTCCGCTCGGAGCATATTGGGATGTGCAGTTCAATAATCCGTACAGTGATTTATCGGTATGGGTTGATGCAAAATCCGAGGAATTACACCGCTTTAAAAACCGTTTCAGCGAGCTGATTACGGAATCAACGCCGAAGACTGCTGACACGACGCTTGACGATTGGGAGCGGATTTTACTCGGAACAATTTCACCACACTTGCCGGTAGAATTGCGGCGCAGTCTTCTTTTAACAAAAGGGAAAGGATTTGTTAATAAGGATGTGCTTGAGCGGATCGGGAATTTATATGGCGTGAGTATAAAGCGGGTATATTTTCCATACCGTTCGGCTTTTTGTGGGCACACTCGTATAGGTATAAATCAAATATGCAGTCCGGCAAGTTTTTCGCTTATTTTTATTGAAAGCAGTATTGATGATGTGGGGTTAAAAGATGATTTTGAGCGTTCGATTCGAGAGGCGCTTTTGGCAAATATAATTGTTTATTTTTTTTATGAATAGGAGATGCGTATGGCGGGGGTGTATCCTGATAATCAGGAATTAACGATTTTTGGAGAAAAGGTGCAGTGGCCGGGAGTTGATAAAACCGGTAAATTTACAAACGGGAGTTTTAGCGATCCGCTTGAAAAGCCGAGTTTTATTCCGGCGGAGACGATTAACTTGATATTGGATAACTTAATGGCGTTAATTGAAAAGCTCGGCGGCACACCTGATAATACTTCAATTGATCAGCTTGCAAAACTTTTTACTTCAGGTATTGCAGCAAATAAAGGCATCATGCGTGACAGTGCCGGTAGAGCAAAAGTTGCAGCACCGCAAGTTGATGATGATATCGCGAGAAAAAAAGAGGTTGATATTAGCACTAATAACGCTTTATCTTCGGCAAAAAAATATACCAATGATGTTTTAATCAACATTTTTACACAAACAGTTTTTGTGCAGTTTCCGAATATGCCGACACCGGATACGTTTTTATCTTTTGAAGGCTATCGCTGGGCGGAAGTAAATTATGGCGGTGCGTTCTTTCGAGCAGCGGGCGGTCATGCAAACGGATTTAATGGCGGTTTGCAGGAAGACGCAATTAGGAATATTACGGGAGAACTTGTAGGACTTCATTTAGGTTTTTATTATTCATATATTGGTGTAGAAGATCAAACAAGTCATTGCAAGGGTGTGTTTACAGTAGAGCGGAGTAATTTATATCATAGGGCGGCTGGAGTTGACAAAGATAAAAATAATATTAAGGTTGTTTTTGATGCGTCTCGTGTCGTGCCAATTGCCAATGAAAACCGTCCGGTTAACTATACCGTTCGTTTATGGAAACTTGAAAAAATATAAGGAGTAAATGTATGGAATACATAGAAATAAAAGACAATATTATCACAGGACATTACTGCGGAGCAATACCGGAAAATAAAAATCCAGAAATTGACTACCGTGAAGTAACGGTCTTAAAAGCTGCTATCGGCGATGATGTTCGTTTCTATGCTGATTTTGATAAGGGTATTAAAAAGCAACTGAAGCAGTTAGTGAAAGAAAAGCTGGTTGCAATTCCTGAAGGGAAAAAGTTAAACAAGACAGGCGATGATTTTGTCGATATAACGGAAGCTGAAAAGGTAAAGGCTGGCTTACGAAAACTTAGCAAGCGTGAAAAACTAGACGGAGATAACATTGTACAAAAGTGCGAAAAAGAATTGTACGATGATGGCATTATTACGGCGGAAGCATACAACGCTTATATCGACACGATGCGGGAAGCCGCATACAAAAGCGAAACCGACAAGCTGGGTTTACAAGTTTTAAGGGGTGAGTGTTCAAAAGAAGAATGGCTTGAAAAAATTACTGAGATAAAAAAACGCTATCCGAAAGTTATTCAGCAATAAATGTTGTTAATTTAAATTAAAATAAACGGGCAAAAATCGGCGTCTTGCACACGCCGACAAGTGGTTATAACACTTACCGGATAACCGGCTTTCACCCGACCCATACTGTACAGGTGTTAAAAGTATCGGTTGTTTTGTCATTTGATTTTAGCCTCAAAATATTCATATTAAAGAGGTTTTTATGAAAACACCGTTAAGTTATTACGGCGGCAAGCAGCAACTTGCTTCTAAAATTGTATCTCTTATTCCGGAGCATTGGATTTACTGCGAGCCTTTTATCGGCGGGGCTGCGGTATTTTTTGCAAAGCCAAAATCGGAGTCTGAAATCATCAATGACATCAATTCTGAAATAACAAACTTTTACGAAGTTTTGCAGCGGGATTTTCCTGCACTGCAATCTGAAGTTTCGATCAGTTTACATTCAAGAAAAATGCATCAACATGCACAAGTAATTTATGAAAATCCAGATATGTTTGACCGCATAAAACGGGCTTGGGCTGTTTGGATGTTGGCAAATGGTTCGTTCGGCTGTAATCTTACTGCCGGTTGGGGATATGATAAAGCCAGTTCAAAAAGCAGAACGCTCACAAATAAACGAAATGCTTTTACTGAAGAGCTTGCGATTAGACTTCAAGATGTGCAAATCGAATGCTGCGATGCGTTAAAAATTATTCGCTCGCGCTATAGCGCCGATACATTTTTTTATCTTGACCCGCCTTATGTCGGTTCCGATCAAGGGCATTATGACGGCTATTCTCAGGAAGATTTTAATAATTTACTTGATGAACTCTCAAAAATTGAGGGTAAATTCCTTTTAAGCTCTTATCGGAATAAAACCTTGACAGAATTTACACAACGGCTTGGTTGGTATCAAGTTGAATTAAAAATGGCTAAACCGATGACGGCACGCACCGGTAAAACCTTGCATAAAATTGAAGTTATAACGACCAACTATCCGATAGGCGTCGTTGACGGGAATGTTCGATTGCTGTAA